ATTATTTGTAAGCGAATACACCCTCACAAATGGATACGTTGCGTTTGATGGAACTCTGTTGTAAATTGGAACAATGTTGCCACGCAATGAAACTTCGTTCGTTAAACGATCAATAATGGCTTTGCGTATGCGGTGAATCACTTCTTTCATAATAGTTTTTTAAGTTTTTTATCCACTCGTTTGAGCATATTATTGAATCCAACCCTTGCGGATGAAAAGAAAAAAGGTCGTGCAGGGAGGTTGACTTCCTTTATTCCTTTGCCTTTAAATTGCGCAGCATACGAATCAGGAATGCCAAGTTCTTTCATATCTGCCAAACTCACTTGCGATCCCGTTCCAAATTCAATATATGGCGCATAATTAGCATTTGCATAAACCGCAACACCTTTTCCCGATGCCTCCGAATTTATGCTTTGTCGCAATGCTCCAGTATCTTTGGCTGCGGATTGCTTTGCCCTTCCAACAATTTCCAATGCACCCCTTCCAATTTCATTTGAAAGTTCTTGTTTTGAGAACTTTTGCAATTGCGCAAGTTTTTTATTCAACTTTGACAAATCCGCTTGATTGATTTTTACATCCGCTTTCATATTCCAACCGCTTTGATTGTTGTGTACTGATCAATTGTGGAATCAAATTTATCATTGATGCGAAACTTTTCACCCGATGATTCAAGTTCTAATACATCACTCAACAGAATTTGATTTGCTGCCTTTTCCCGCATTATTATTTCAATTGCGGTGCGTTGCTCCCTTATTCCGTTTTCCTGCGTTATTTCGCCTGAATTTTCCTTGTACGAACACCAAAATGTATGCACAATGGTTTCGGAACTTGTAAAACCTCCAAATCCATCTGCGGTTTTTGTTAGTCGCAGTATTTTAACCCTTTTATTCAACCGCCCTGCATCCATTACACAAACATTGATTTGTAAGATGAAAGTATTGTTTTAGCATCAGTTGGAATCAAATGCAATGATTGCCCAGTAATAAAATCAGCACGATTGTCGTAATACGTTGAAATGGTTTGCAACATTGCTTGTTTAATTAGCGCATTGTTGATGCCCTCTGTTATGTATGTGATTTTTACCTTTTCCGCAGCACCTCCATCCAATTCAATGGATTCATTGTTCAAACCGAGTATTGTATATGTTGCAGTTTCATCATTGATTGTAACGCTTGAAATCGATGCTACTGGTGAAAATGGCAAATCAATCAATCCTGTTGTGGTTGAATCTAAATAATACGTTCGATTTTTTGGCACAATATCCCTTGAAATGTAATTCTCGCACCATATACGAGCGGTTTCAATCATCAACGTGATCAATGAATCATCCGCTGATGTGTCAATACGTGCGTAATCCTTCACATCCTGAATTGTGATGATTTCATTTCCAGTTGTGGAATTGACTTTGATTTGCCTCATTGCTTTTATTTTGTGTAAAGTTAAAAAAAAAGAGGCACATTGAATGCGCCTCCTTTAAAGTTGAAACAGAAAGAAATCCTTTACAGAATTAATGCAAAGTTATTAAAATTATCTTTATAGATTCCCGTTGTTGATAACCTTAATGCTTTTTGCCCTTTATTTTTAATAATATAAAACCCATCCAATTCAACAAAGTAGATTGCAAAATAATCAACGTGTTTTTCTAAATACCCTTTACCTAATCTTGACAATGAAATATGCGTGTTGCTTTCCCCTTTTTTACGATCATCGGAAATATATTTGATTTGGATCTTGAAAAGTTCCCCATCCTTTTCAATAATGGCATCATAAGGTGATGCATCAAGCAATGGCATTGATACATTGAATCCGTTTTGCATTGCTATTGTGCTGAATTTATATTCCGCAAAGCAACCACGTTGATTGACATCCACGAAATAAAAGTACAAAAAAAAAGGCAACCAAAAATGATTGCCCTTTTCAACTTAAACAAACTATGAAAAACTTGCCCTATTATCGAGCAATTTTTTTCTCGAGTTCCCCGAGTTCTTTCAACACCATCAATTGCTTTGATAGTGGTAACCTACTAAATTCCTTTGCATCCAATAGTTGCAAATATCTTTTATAATCTGTTGATAATTGTTTCATTGTTCTTTTTTTGTGAGCATCATTGTGAATCCAATCAAGATTGTAAAGATGCCAGTGAATAAATCATTGAAAAGGTATATTGTACGAATGCCAATCAAAAAGAAAAGCCACCCAAGTAATCCCTTGTTAATTTTTGTTTCCTTGCTTTTCATAACCCCATCCATTTATCAGCGTATGCACATAATTGTAAAAAAGTGCAAGTCAAACCAAATGCACCCAAGTAAATGATGCACCAAAATATAAAGTTTTCAATTTTCCGTTTCATTGTTTCAAGTTTTATGCGTTAATGGCTAAAATAGCACTCACTTTAAGCATACAAGCCAACATACAATCATCCTCATTATCATAAGATATTTGTTCGTGTACCATATCCAACTCACCATCCTCATATCTTGCAATCCTCCAAACATTTAAAGAAGTTTGAAAAAATGGTTTGTAAGTGATTTGCTTTCCGCTCCAGTTTGTAAATGATGTCATAATTTTAAATTTTAATGTTTCAACACCTCAAAGATAGGAAAAAATTCTTTCCCTCCAAACAAATAATAAAAAAAAGTGCAAAAAAAAAGAGGTGATCGAATATGATCACCCCTTTCATTGATTGTGAAAAGTAAATAATTGTTTACTTTTTTCTACTCATTAGGGAGTTTCAAGTGCAGTTTTCGCAGTTGAGAATGTTCCGTTTACGAATGCATTTGGCAAATAGTTTGTCAATGCAACACGTTCAGATACACGTACAGTCACGAATCCATCACGCACGTTTGTGCCATCCTCTCTAAAGAATTCAACACCAACGTTGTCACGCACCCATAATTGTGTTCCAACACCAAAGTTCCCTGCAAGGAATGTTCCCGCAGTGATTGCAGTGTTGATCACAACTGGCACACCCATAAAGGCGGGTTGTAAACCTGCATAAACCTGATCTTTCAAATAGCTATTGTTACTATCTTTTAACAATAGGATTTTGTGAAAATCTGTTGGATTAAGCATAATGTAATCTGCTTGATATTCACTTAATGCCAAGTGGTTTAATGTAGCAACAAGCACGTCAAATTCATTCGCTGATTCTACACTTTGATAGAATGCACCACCAGAAGTTGTGTCAAAATCCGCAGCATCAGTGATGATACCTGAAAGGTTTGGCGCAGATCCATTTCCTGAAAGGATTTGTGTATCCTCAACAGATAAAAGTTTTTCAGGCGCACGTGCTGAAAGGTATGATGTAAGTTGTGGAGTATCTGCCAACATTTCCTCGCTGATGCGGAAATACGTTCCAATTTTGCGAACGTTTGCATCAGAAGCAGTCATATCGAAATCAGATTGTGCAAGTGTAGCACCTTCCGCAGCGGTTGCAGCACCATTTGAATATCCAGATTCTTTCACGAAACGTACAACATCACTTGAAGTTGATCCTTGTGGAATCAAGTTTCTAACGTGAGTTGAACGTGTTGGATCGAATTTGTATCCTGCAACTCTATCCGCTGGAATTACTTCACCAGTGAAATCAGCTGCAACAGTCATATCGGCTTTAACCTCGAATGATGCTGAACGTGAATTTCCTTTTACAATGCTTTCGATTGCACCATCATTTATGGCATTTTTTAAAGCACCTTTAAAAGAAACATCTTGTTTTGATTCAAAGTGCTTTTTGTTTGCAACCTCGATTGCATCCATACGCTCATTGAATTGTGTTGTTAGGTTGCTGATTTCGCTTTTTAGCATTTGATCAGCTTTCCCAGTTGCGGAATCAACCGCTTGACCTTGCGCTTTTTCAAGTTTGGCATCGATTAAATCGCCAAGTTGATCCAATTGCGCTTTTGTATTTTCATTCATTTTTGAAAATTTTTAAAAGTTATTTAGTTAATTTATTTGATAAATATGAAAACACCTCAATTGCATCATCCTTTTTCGGCAAAGTGACCTCATCAGTCGGCTTTGTGAAATCAATAAAAAATGATTTTAATTTTAGTATCTCGGCTTCAATAGCGTATCCCATTTCATCGGAAATCTTTCCCTTGCGGATTAGTTTTGCCAATGCATCGAAACGCTTGAATTCGTTTTCAATATCCATTTTTCCTTTCACATCCAAGATCTTTGCCTGATCATTGGCTGCCAAAGTAACTGCGGATATTTCATAAAGTTTGACTTCCGTAATTTCACGATAATCATCCTTCATTTGTTTTTGTATTGGCAATATACCAACGGAATTTTCCGTTACGATTCCCGCTTTCATAAGTTCAAGCGCATCATTGCCAAGTGTTGTTTTTGGTATTTCGGCAACAAACATCAATCCTTTGTCATCCTCATACATTTCTTTTATTTTTCCAATGGGTTTATCCATTTTGTGTTGCCATAAGTAACGCACACGCTCACCATTTTCCTTGATGGTTTTTTGGTATGCACCTTTTGCAATCACATCACCATCGGAATCCTTGTTGCCAAAATAAGATCCGTATCCTTTTACGATTCCCATTTTTTCATCGATGTCGGCAATATCACCCATTGGTGATGCCTTGTATATCATTGCCATAGTAAAACTATTTTATGCAAATATAGTTATATTTCATTATTCAGTATTTGAGCAACCGCAGCACCACTCAAACCAAATCCAACACTTTCAAATTCACCAATTGCCTGTGCCTCATCCATTGGGAATGGAAACACGCTGCATCTGCAATTCACAATGTTTCCCGCTGATGCTCCAAGTGATGAATCCGCAGGATGCCTCATTTGCTCACCTTGTACGCTAAATGTTTCCTCAAATTTAACTTGCACACCATTCATCACTGCGTGATCAAAATCGTTTGGAGGAATGGATCGTGTGCGCCCATCTTGACCTGAAACCCATTGTTTCATCATCTGTTGTGCGGGAAATATAGTTGTTGCGGATTGCAATGTGCCATAATTAGCAGCATTGGTTGCCTCCGTTCGCACCAATCGGAGTGCCTGATTCCTTGAATACAAATTCGTTTGACGCAATATCACATCACGCTTTTGCCTTGCACCGAGCGCAGCAAATGTAGGATCGTTCATATTTGCTTTCAATATCCGTTGCATTGTTTTCTTTGCAGTTCCTTGAACAAGTACAATTTTTGCACCTGCATTTTGTTGCGCATATTGCCCGAATAGGTTTTGCCATTGTGTTTGAAATTGATTTGGATTAACACCTTTTTTTAAAAACCGATCAAAGTTCCTTGCATACCAATTGGCAAACCGCATTCCAGTTTGCACATATAGTTGCTCATATATTTTTTCAAATCCTTTTGTTGTAAATATCCCTTGCGTTTGGATTGTGCCTTGTTGCAAAAATGAATCAACACCCTTTTCATATTCCGATTGATAAAACCTCCGCACGGATCCAATGATTGCCTTTTCCGCTTTGCGCATTTCATTCTCAAACGCACCCCGCCAATTCGCTTTCACTTGTTTTGAAAGGATGCCATTTGTTTGTGTAGGCATTTTTTTACTTTTTTTTATTCATCAAATACCACTTGTGAATCGTGTATCCAATGGTTGTCAATAAAACCGCTATTTTTAGAAACAACTCAATTTCAGTCAAAGACAAAGCGAATGCGCTGAAGTTTAATCCGTATATTTTCAAATCAGTTAAATTCATTTTAAAGTTCATTTTTGTTTACCTTGACCACGATATTTTTTTTTATATCCTTTTTGCCCTTTGGATGCGTTCTTTGAATGCACCCCTTTTCGTTTCTTTTTTGGCTTTTCAAAAACCGATTCTATGATTCTCAATTTAGCCATTGCGAAGTTCCTCCATTTTTTTGATTGCCCAATCTACACCCGCAGTGCCACCCCATAAATTCCAAGCAACGAATCCACGATCCTTCCATGGCTCATCCTTGTATTCATCAGCAATGGTTGCATTGTCACGATGCCTGTTGAATTGTGCCATTCTTGAAACTACATCCGCACTGATTGCTTCACGCTTTGCAAGTTGATTGGCACGTTGCCACCCCACTTCCGTTCCGCCTTTTACAACATCACGTCCATACTTTTCCCGCCACTCAATCATTCGCTTTGCGTTGTTGGTTGCGGTTTGCGGATAATCATCATACATTTCCGCTTTGCTTTCCTCCTTGCTTGATAATGGATGTCCTTCTGGGAACAAATCCGTATCGTGTTTGCCTGATCTGAATTTTCCATTACGCATTGCATAAAGGAATGAATTCACACGTGCGTATGCCCATTGATCGGATGATGTTACTGATGGTCGAACTGATGATGGATTTGTATTGTAAGCACCAACACCACGCTCAAACACTTTCACAAGCATTCCAAGTGTCACACGCTTTGTTGCATCATCACCAAACTTTTCGTTGTGTTCCTCAACTTTTTTTTTCAATCCCTTTTCAACTGCATCGGAAACATCTTTTTGTTCCTCCATTGATGCATCAAAAATGGCATCCTCATATTCCTGATGCGTTTCAAATGGCATATATACAACCTCACCATCAAATTCGTGCTGATGATACCCATCACCGCCCAATTCATTTGCACGTGCAATGGCTTCATCAATGGTTGTGTACACATCTGGCATTCCTTGCACCTCCGCTTTCACTTCAATGTTCCAAAGTGCCTCCTTGATTAGTTGCTTTTCCTCATTAATATCCATTTCATCAATCGGATCTGGAATTGGCATTTCGTTTGTTTCAATTGGCAAAAGGTTTGCGGGGATGTAATAATTATCAAGCGCAATATTTTCCTCATCCACTCCGTAATTCATCACACTTCTTTTTTCGTTTGGAGTAACCCACCACGCTTTTGCAAGTTGATCAACAACCTTTTCATTCTCTTCTTGTAATTCAGGGATTGCGGAATAGTCAAAATCAATGAATAGCTTTTCACCAAACTTTGGAACAAGCCACCTGTTTAATTCATCACGTATCTTGTTAAGTTCGGGAATCACACAGTTTTGATACAATGCTTTTTTTGCCTCCTTCATATTGTTGTACGTTGCTGATTCCGTATTGTTTAGCAATTGTACTGGAACTGCATAAATATTGCACAAATCTTTAATGGATGCGTTGTATTGTTGAATCAATGAAACATCGGATGCATTCAATCCAAAGTTTACCCAAGATAGTTTTTTTGGAGTGATAATAACATCACCCGCATTGTCTGATCCTTGAAAGTTTTTGCGGAATTTATCTTTTAATTGTTGCGCTTGTACTTCATTTAAATCACCCTCATCACTTGTAAGGATACCACGTGCGGTTTGGTTTTGTAAATATTTCACACCCGTTTGCACCGCTTCATTGTTGGTTGTAAGGGAACGTAATCCCGCCCTCAATGGTGATTGCCCATACAAATGCGATCCAGTTCCATCATAGTAAGGATTGAAATCTTTGATGTGGCATATGTCATTCGCAGGAATATCGTATGCACCCTGATATTCAATGCGATACTTTTGCACTGGTTGCATAATGCCTCCAGATACAATTTCCATAATTTGTGAAGGCATCACATAAAGTTCTTTGTATTTGCCCTGATTCATTCCAGTTTCAGGTGCAATCCCATAAATGTATCGGTTGCCCGTAAGTTTACCAAACGCAATGAGTTCGCTAATCCAACTTGAATATGATTGCGCTGCATTTGGTCGCTCCAATAGTTTGTGAAGTTCCGTTTCCTCCAATTCAACCATTGCATTTTTGCGAATGAGGTTTGCTTTGTATATTGAATTTGCATCAATTGATCCGCTTGTGAGTGCCTTGTATCGCTTCACCTCGTTTTCATTCACCTTTTCATATATCTGAAATGGAATTGTTGTTGCAGCGTTTGTGATAATGTTCACAAGGGAATAAATGGTTGCGTTCTTTCTGTAACCATCTTTGATGTAAGTATCATCATTTTCAGGATTCCAAACAATGGATTCACCCAAAAATTGATAAATTGCTTTGTTGTATTCCGCTGCGGTTTGTTGTGCGTTTTTTGTAATAAGATTTTTAAACCTATCAAATACTGATGCCATCAATCAAAAATTTATTCAAAAATACAAATTTTAAATCACAAAGAAATCATTGCGGTTTTTGTATCGTGAATAGGTTGCGTATCTTAATGCATCCATAAGGTGATTGAATTTGTCAATCGGTTTGTTGATAATTGTTCCATCCTTTAATTCCTCCCAAAAATACATCTGTTGCTCCTTTTGTAAATTCTTTGATTCGTTTGAAACAATCACATCAAACTCCTTCACTAAACTTATTCCCGCATTGATTGATCCCGCACCTTTTATGGCTGCCTTTGCCAAGCAATCCATTTGGCGCAATTCCTCAATCGATTTTGGCTCGGCACTGTCACAATACATCAGCATTTGATTTTTACCTTCACGCTTTAGGAATTCAGCAATATCACGATTGGTCATTCCTTTGGCATACAATAACTCGTGAACATAAAGTTTGTCATTCTTTTTTGCCACCATTACGATTGCGGTTTGGTCGTTTGAGAATCCGAAATCACATCCCAGATGCCAATCCAATTCGGGAAACTCCTTGAAAGGAATGTATTCCCACTTTTGGAATATCTGCCTATCACTAAACACCGCACGTTGCCCTTCACCATACACCCTCCAATAATCAGGATCACGATCTTTGATGCGCTCAATTTCCTTCACGAGTTCCAATGGCAAAAATTGGTTATCCTTGTACGTTGTAACTGAAAGGAAACAATCATCACGTTCAATCACTTCATCATAAAGCCAATGCACTGGATCGGATGGATTAAAGTCAATCAACATTTCCTCCGTTGTTCTCATGTTCAACTGGCTAAAATCTTCCATAAATAATTCATTGCCCTCATTCAAAAAACAATGTGTGCGTTTGCGCCCTCGTATCTTTTGACTATCATCAACACTCAAAAATTCAACCATATGATTTTTGTATTGGAATGTGTTTTCGGATTTGTTGTGGATGCCTTGATAATACAATCCAAGTTTTTGCAATAATGAAATGAAATCACGTTGCACTGATCCTTTCAATGCAGGGAGCGTTTTCCGAACGATTGAAATCACCAATGGATCTTTTCGTGTTGTAAGTAAATAAATTAGGTATTGGCAAAGCGCATACGTTTTTCCGCTCCTTGTACCGCCTTGAAATACTTTGATCCGCTCCTTTGATTCAATTGCTTGATAGAATTGGATATTACAGTATTCCGTTACTTTTCTTTTTTCGATGGATGCCATTCAATGATTTTGCTTTCCACTTCACCATCAATTTTCACTTCACTGCGCTCAATGTACCCACGTTTTTTTCCTTTGGTTTTCAATAGGAAAATGGTTGCGGTTGTGTTGCCTTGTTTGATTTGTTTGTGGAGTTGTGATTCAGCGAAATCCAATGTTATATCCTGCAAATCATCAACCATCTTTTTGTATTCTGGATCATCATTCATCCAATTGTAGTGCGTTTTTCTATCAATGCCCACTGTTTTACAAGCGGTTGTAACAACGCACAATGATTTTTCCAATGCAGCGATCATTGCTTTTTTTAGTGTGGAATTTTGTGTATTTGCCATAGTACAAAAATATAAAAAAAAAGCCACCCGAATGGATGGCTATTGTTTTGAGTTGGTTTTGGTTATTATTTATATTCCTTGAATTTAACAATGTGCAAATCAAAATCAGGGTTATGAGAAACAATGATCAAATCATTGCCATTCCTTGCAATTTTGAAATCATTATCAGTGTACATTCTGATTCGTGAATCAATGTTTTTTTCAACATCATTGATTTTTTCAAGATCATACATTGATATAACATTTACCTTTTCACCTCCCTTGTAACTTTCCTGAATTGTGTAATATAATTGAGTTTTCATATCTGTTTGTTTTTATTATTTGATACAAATATATGAGAAAAAATTCTTTCCCACAAGAAAAAAGTAAAAAAAATTAAAATAAAAAAAGGGGAGCGGATTTGACTGAATTACTCCCCTTAATAAAATGATCTAATCACGATCATATTTTTTCCCATTTATTCTGATTTTTAAGTTTTCATCTAAATTCAACATTCTATCAATTATCACCTGACAATACTTTGGATCAAGTTCCATTCCATAGCACACACGATCAATTTGATGTGCAGCAACCATTGTTGATCCCGATCCCATAAAAAAATCACAAATCAACTTTGATTCATTTTTAAATTTTTTAATTGACCAATTAATAAGTTCAATTGGTTTTTGTGTTGGATGAACTCGATTTCTTTTTTCCGATGCTTTTGTGAATTGCCTTACAACACTTCTTGCGTTTGACCATGCAAGTTCACAATCCGTTTGATCACTTTCCCCGTTGTTTTTATCCCATACAATCCAACATTCAGAATCGGGTAAGCAACTTGAATAATAATTTGCACCCCACCAGATATGCAATGCATCAGGATATTCATTGAAAATTAAATTGAATGAATCTTTTGCTGCATCTGTATTATCATCCCCTAAAATATCGGAATCATAGTTTTTGCTTAATACACCGCTTTTTGAAACCGCATTCATTCCATAAGGAGGATCAGTGAAAACCATATCCGCTTTTTTGCCATCCATAAGTTTTGCAACCTGATCTGAATCCGTACTATCACCACATAGCAACCGATGGTTTCCGATTTCAATCAAATCACCGAGTACAACATCAACCTTTAAATCATCTGGCTCCTCATAATCATCCTCCTCCGCTTCGGGATCGGCTTCAAATATATCAGGCAAATCCAAACCCCAATCATCGAGTACATTGGCATTCCATTCGTTTGCCAATATATCCCAATCCCATTCACCAAATCCAACATTGTCCTTGATGATGAATTCATTTTTCTGTTCAACACTCCATCCAGTCGCTTCATCAATCCATACTTCAAACAATCCTGCACTTTTACACGCTTTGAGGCGCATATTGCCACCCAATACAACCATATTTTCATCAACAACGATTGGTCGCTTTTCAAGCATTTCAGGAAACTCCTTGATTGATTTTACTAACTTTTTAAATTTTGAATCCTTGATAAATCGTGGATTGTCGGGATTCGGTTTGATTGATGCGATGTTTACTTTACGCTTCATAAGAATACCAAATTATGTTGAAACCAAATAAAAACAAAAGTATTTGAATAACGTGTTCACGCATCCCATCCGTGCGCTCCACTTCTTGAAGTTCATTATCAATGTAATTGATGCCAACTGTTATTCCGTAGATTGGAAAAAATGTGATTGCTAAATTCATCCCTTGTGTTTTTTGTAAAAGTACAAATATATTTCCCAAATCTTTTGATGCGCTTCATCAATTTTTTTGTATGCGTTTGGTGATTTGCGTTTTTTACCATTGTGATCAAGCACAATCCAAAACTCATTTTTTCGTGGCACAACATATTGCTTGATGCCATTTTTGAAACACCAACTCATTGCCTTTTGCATTTCATCCGTTGGCACAAACTTGAATGGCTTCATAAAAAAATGTAATTACATTGTAGGTACATATTTTTAAAATGGAACGTTTGTATCTTTTATCACTTCAAATTTTTTGTTTTCAGCTTCAAGCGGTTTATAAACACCGCCATTTGTGAAATCTGGAGCAACTTCAAAATCCCCGAGTTGCCCGTTTTCCTTACGTTTTACCTTTTCAATGTACAATCGCACCGCATCGGATTTGTATTTGGTTTTTTGCCCAATGCATCGATATACAACAATACCATTGTATGCCTTATTGAAAAAATCCGCACTCCCAGAAATATCATAAAGTGTTGGTTTTTTATATACACCCTCAACCGATTCAATTTTTCGTGGATGCGCCACCAAAAAAAGATGCGTGTTTGTTTGTTGGCAAAATTGCGTAATTTCTGAAAGCACCCTTCCAATGTAGCTGAAATCCCTTTGCGCTGAATGGTCAAGCATATTCCAAGGATCAATCACGCACACATTAATTCCCTTTTGAAATACCAATTCCCGAAACGCATCCAAAATTCCTTTCAATGTAAGATTTTCAAGGTCGATTTTTATCCAGAAAAAATGATCCTCAATGAAATCCTTTGTGTTGTTTAAGTCATCGGAATCACATATTTTTTCATTTAGTTTGTTTGCAATCCTTTTGATATGCCCTTCATAGGGAAATGATTCGGGTGAAAACATTGCACATCTAAAATCATATTTTGTTGCCAAGTTGCAAAGCACCTGATCCACAACATCCGATTTTCCCGAATTGGGAATTCCAGTGACAACGCTCCATTCACCCATTGCAATTTTAAAATAGGAATCCGATTCACCCATTCCAAGTGAATAGTTTTTGATGCCCTTTTCGTTATATGAAAGCACATTATCCCAAATGTTGTTGATATTCAATACACCCTCCAAAGGGAAATTTTTCGCATTCTTGATAATGTTTCGCAGCGTTTCCGCTCCTTTTGAAATCAATACCTCATTTGCATCCTTGTAATTGCCAAACTCCACGTATTTGCACCTATAAGCACCAAACCGCCTTGATAATTCATTCCGCAGTTGCAAACCCGCATCATCATTATCAGTGCAAAGAATTATTTCTTTTTTGTTTTTAAAATACTCAAAGCAATTATCAAGATATTCAAGTTTTTGATTACCCTTTGATGCACCATTTGGAACGGAGCAAACGGAATATAAACCCGCCTCGTGTAATGAAAGCGCATCCATTTCGCCCTCAACAATGTAGCACGTTTCAACATCTTTCAAATTATCAATGCCATAAAATATCAATTCAGCACCCGAAACAAGTTTGAAATTCTTTTCCGCATCCCTAAATTTTACGTTGATGAGTTCCTTGTTTCTAAAATAGTTGAAATTGATGCACCGCCTTTTCTTTTGCACTTGTGGCATATATTCAAGGGATTCACCAATTTTCCAATGCGCAATGGTTGGCTCAGTGATGCCTCTGGATGAAAACCATTCAATCACACGATCATTCAAATCAACACTCACTTTTGGAGGTTTGATGTATTCTTTTTTCTTTTCAAATTTCACGCTCCCGCTCCATCCGCAGTTGTGGCAATTGTACACACCTTCATCAATCGTGACCGACAAACAAGGATCATTTTTCTTTTTGCGTGTGTGTGAGCATTTTGGACACGTTGTTTTTTCGTATCCTGATTGTTTTTTCAAGACAATTCCAAGGTTTTCAAGTTTCTGTTTCATTTTGCTAACTTAAAAAATAATTTAATCCCATTATCATTATTTGAATTGTAATTGCATAAACAACCACAAAATATATTCCCGCTTTCATTAGGAATTTTTGGTTTCTGTTTAGTTTCATATTTTAGTTTTTAAAAAAATTAGTTCATCCATTGTAAGCATATCGTAAGTATTAAGCACATAAGACAAAACCCGAGTGTGCTTCAATCGTTTTTCATCGAAAACCATCCCATTGGTTGCAAACCCTCTGAATTGGAATGTTTTTTCATCACCTTGAAAAAAAGCAAATATATCCACATTGCATTTTGAATACTCTGGAATCATCATTGGGTTTCGGATGTTGCGTGAACACTTTACATCAACGCTCCATCCATTCCACGTGGCATCGTATTTATCCGTTCCTTTTATCTTTGAAGTGTTGCCAACACTAAAATCAGGCATCAAGTTCATTTCCCTACAAAATATGTATTCCGCAGCAAAACCCGCATAATTGAGTTCTAAGCCACTTTTATCGCTCACAGTACCCAAACCATCAACTCGTGTGCGTTCCTTGTTTATTTGCCTTTGTTTTGCGTGAAAACGTATCAATTCGCTTTCCCACTCATCCAAAAAATAAAATTTATCCTTTTCCATCAAGATATTTTTTTAAATTCTCATATTCTTGTGTACCAAGTTTGTACACCAATGCGAAATCATCCAATTCAGATTTTTTTGTGATTGCTCCAATCATTGGCTTTCCCGCAGGATCTTTGTATTGGTAAAACTTAATAAGGTTTGGAATCATTTTGTACGCTTGTGGTTTGTTTGATTTTTGCATATCCATAAAGCGATGAATGTATAACGTGCCATTTTTATCCTTGTTCCGCAATTTTAGTATTGAAAGGAAATTGCCACTCCAAAATTGATCCTCACGAAGTTTCTTTGCCATTTGATATACTTTTCGCAAATCGTATCCATCAATCCTTTCAATGCGATCAAGGCATTCCGCCCACTTTAATTTTTGCGCATCGGTTGTTGGTTGATACTTTTTTGGGAACAACAAAATAAAATGCTGCAAAGCGGTTTCAACGCTTTGTGGTATATTATTACTTTTATTATGATATTGTACATTGTCTTGTACATGATCTTGTATATATATATTACTTTGGTGCGGATTTCCCGCAGCGGTTTTTCCCGTAGCGGTTTTTTCCGCAATGGTTGGCACAATCAACCGAAAATTGTATCCTGAAAATTTTCCATTCTCACGCACCTCTTCACGTTTTAAAAAACCAAGTGATTCCAATTCCTTTATTTTTGAAGTTATGGCATCTTTTCCATCCTTAAAATGCCCTTGAATGAATGCCATTGTCATTTTTTGTTTGGCATCGTGTGAAAATAGCCAACAATACAATCCAGATGCAGCCATTGTGATTCCCTTTTTTCTGAATATATCGGTCGGGATTACCGCAAACCTATCAAAATGATCAGGTTTGTAAATTCTATTTACAACCATTTTTTTCTGTTTCTAAATTATCAATTCGTGATCTGTTTCAATTGATCACAAAATGTGCGGAGTTCACCAAACGTTTTGGCAAAATCCAAAAAAGTGATATTATTATCACCATACAATTCCCAAAGAATTTCAACAAGCAAATCAATTTCAACCCTTGACATTGTGCCAAGATATTCATACGAAACCGCAAGATCCGAAGTGTTGTTCATTGTCCAACGCACCTTTTGATTTTCCTCGTCAAAATAAACTTTTCTATATTTCATTATCAAAGTATTTTTTTATTACATCAACAACCTTTTCAAAATCATTGAGGCAATACGTTGCCCATCCTTTTGCATCCAAACGTTCAAGCCAAACAATTTGATTCTTTGTTGGTTTGTTATTTCCTGCCTTTAATTCAATTGCCAATCCATTGAATGAATCATTACAATCAAAAATCAATACATCTGGAATTCCTGATTTGCCACCAAGATATTTGAATTTAAACCGCTCAAATGGAGTGCGCCTCCCTTCATTGGGAACGTGCGCACACAATGCATCGGGATATTGAAATTCAATGAAATTCATCACCGAGTGTTGCAATTTATCCTCATTGCCTAAATACTTATGAAACCCCTTTGCCATTTTTGTTGCATTTTTAACAAAATTAGGAAAAAATATCATTGAATTTGCATTTTTATTATTTGCATTCTCAATTCATCAATTTCATTTTCAAGATTTTGAATGTCTTTTAATGCATCCGCAAGTTGATGTGAAATTGATTTTCCATTGAATCTTGAAGGCATTTTCCTTGTACATCTAAAATCAACAATTGTTTTCAATGATTCAAAATTTTCCTTAAAATCAACATCAACCTCACAAAGTATTTTAAAGCGTTTTGTGCCATGCAATACAGTTGCGTGATCCTTTCCTACCGATTGCCCAATTTCATTCAAACTCATCCTTTGCATTCGGCAAATTTCGTAATACATATACCTTGCCTCAACAACTTCACGTTTTCTTGTTCGCCTTTCAATATCAATTTTGAAAAAATCCCATATTGATTTTTTTACAACATTGCGAATGTTAGCGTTTGCTATTTGTTTTTTAGATAATAATGCTCCCATCCTCATTGCGATTTGTTGAATCATATCCCAGTGCAACATCGGTTTCCTTGTAGAATTTCCAATTGTCAAGTGCCTGTTTGTATCCCATTTTGTATGCGTTGCCATTGCGCCCAAGTTCAATCATTTCATCACTCAATCCATACACTTCAATCGAAAATGGATGATTGGTTTCAACCGCAATGAAACGGAATTCTTTTGGATCAAATCCCAATGCATCACAATAGAATGCCGCCTGAATATCGTATCTATATTTAAGCACATCCAATCTAAATTTTTCGGGTGAATTATCTTGACACGTTTTTACATCCGAAATCCATCCCGAAATTGAGTTTTTACAATCAGGTCGAACACGAATATCAGCACCATCCATTTGCCCATAATGTGAAACCTCAATTTCACCATTGCAATACTTTTGCGCTAATTCATTATTTTTTAGGTTTTCCATAATGGTTTTGATGCGCTCGTGATCGTATTCATCCAATACAATTTTTCCCTTTGCATTTTCAATGTGTTGCGCTTTCAATGCTTTGCCCTCTTTTGTGCGCCCATCAACCTTTGGCATAATGTAATAATCATTGTAAAATTGATCACTTTCAAGCATTGCAGTATGTACCGCAGTTCCAAATTTCATTGCATCGGTTTCTTTGAAATTAGCATTCAAATAATGTTTAACCGATTTTTTTGCAATCATTTTTAATCCTGATGCACTGATGGATTTTTTGGAGTGATATTCCTCGTTTGTATCTTTAATCTGTTTCATTTTTTCTTTTATTTGCTATATTCATCTTTATTTAAAACATATCTTTTTGGGAATTCTGTTTGGTAATAATCCCATATATAATCAATTTCGTGATGTACTTTTTCAAGAATTTTTTTTTCCTCACCATAAACCGATTCAGCGTTGGAATACATTTTGTATTCCCTATCAATAATGTGCATTCTTTCACAAACTAAATTGTGTATATATTCTAAAGTTTCAATTTTCATTCTTTCTGTTTTAACTAATAAAAAAGGGAGCAGCAAAATGCCACTCCCATTGCTTGACTACCAAGGCAAATCGCTTTCCCCTTGCGCTACTTTTTGTACTTTACCATCTGGCTGCCAAGTGTTTAATTCAGCGTACATTTTCCCGCTTTGTGCGGTTTTTACATCAAGATTGATCCATCCATTGTTTGCGTTTTCCTTTACAAACTTTCCGAATTCATCAACTTTGATTGATACATTTGCCACCACGAAATCGGGTGCGCCTTCTCTACGTTTCACAATGAAACCATCTGGGAATTTTTTTTTATTTTCCATTTTTATATATTGAATTTTGATTTTATTAAATATAACTCATTATCGGATAAATCCGCATTTTTGATTGCCTTGAGTGCAGTTTGTCGATCTGATTTCATCACAACTCCAAATTGCTCACTTGTCAATTTTGGCTTCATTCCTGATGCCATATTACCATCATCATCCTCCGCTTGTAGTGAAAGTAATGATTGCAATGTGTACCGCCTGAAATACGTAATTGCTGATCCGAGTTTCTGTGGATCATTTATTTCAGGAAGTTTTACTCCACTTTCAATGGAGTTTTTTCCATCACTAATCACGCTGCAAACTTCACCATTTTTGATGGGTTGCAATAGCGTGAGTTCGTGTTTGTTTAGTATTGGCAACACCTCCCGAATCAAAACATTTATATCAAAATACTTTGATTTGAAAAAAGGATTTGTTGCTGATTTTGAAATCGCTCCGATTTCGTTTTGCACTTTTAAAAGTTTTTCGTGCAAATTGTTTTCTGTTTCTACCATTGTTTTAAATTAAACGATTAAGATCAAACCCCAACGATTGGAGTTTTTTGATTTCATCCACCTGAAAAGTACCGCAATTGTTCACCCTTGATCGAAGTGTTGGGATTGTCATATCTAACGCTTGACAAACCTTTTTTCGTGTGAGTTCCAATCGCTCCAATTCGGAGTTGAAATGTTTATTAAATTCCATATTGAAAAAATTTATTTTCGCTAATATAGAAAAAATTCTTTCTAAAAAGAAACCCCAAGCAAAAAAAATTCACTCGAGGTTTCGGCAAACAAGGGAAAAGAAATGTGTTTAATTTTGCTTTAATTGATGCGTTACAGTTACATCAGTGTCATTGTTTGGGGTGTGAGCCACTAATTCAAATTCATTTTTACGCAAATTATATTTTAATGAATCAACCATTGAAGATTGCTCATCTTTAAAGTTGTCAAAATTTACGTAAATCTTATCCAGTGGAGTTAATGGTTTTGTTCTTTGACCATACATTGTTCCTTCATATCGTGGCACAAAAGTTCGATAATCATTTAAAATTTGTTGTGCATTGTTTTTATCATCAGTTAAATCTAATAAATCACCAAATGATAAAAATGCATTCACAATACCCTCGTTTGGTATTACTTCAAAATCATATACACCTTTATTGTTTGTGGTTGTTGATGTAAGTGTTTGATTATTTCTTTCAGAATCAGTATCAAAAATTACAATATTATCTAAATACATTGCGGAATAACCTGTTCCGCTTGTTAGTACTGGTTGATAAAATGTAATTGTCACGTTCATATAAAATGCTGCAAAGAAATCATCTGGAAACGATCCTGATTCTTTTTGCCACCTTTCAATTTCATTTAGATTTTCAAAAGCAATTTCATTGTAAACTATGGATGAACTTGTTGTATTGTTTTCTTTGTCATAATACTTTGTCGTGCCAAGTGATGTTGATATTCCGTATTGAATTTTAACTGAATAATAAAGTTTGTAATCAACACTTGATGCAGTTGAATCAAAAAGATATTCAAAAGAATAAGTAACATTATCAGCGGGAACATAATTTCCAAATTTAGTAATTCCATTTGATGCCAATGCAGTAATTCTTGATCCTGATGATGTTGTAAAATTTGTTAATTTATAGGATTGATTGTTTGATGCTACAAATTCATTATTAGTTGCAACTGATCCGTATGTCAAAGTGTAACCCGAAGATCCAAAAGTAAATCCTTGCCCATTGTTTAATTTTCCTAAAACTGATCCTTCTTGTTTTATATCTGAATTAGTTCTTACCTTGTTTAATGGTGGTAAATATTCAACAGTCAAATCATTGTTGATTGGTTTGAAATCACTTTTAATTTGTCTTGTAACATTTCGAGTTGCGTTCCCAACAAATGTTCGACCATTTCCAACACTAAAAACTTGAAAATTTATTATTTCATTTTGACCATTGCCAAGTGCTGTTTTAAAAACTGATCTGTCATGATATTGATCATTAAAAACTTCATCTAAGTATATTGAATTAGGAATCACATACCAATCACCAAATGCGTGAAAAATCCTTGAATTTGATTTTCGTAATATATTTTCCAAAACTTCTTTTTGATTAAAAAAATCAAAACTTGTATCAATGTTTGAATATGCGCTCCAAGGTCGTGCGGGAATATCTCCAAGAAAACCACTTGTTCCTGTCCATTGTTCAATCACACCACAATACAAATATCTTTCAACCGCAGTTTCGCTTTTGTTAAATTGTTGCAACATTTCAGCAATGTAATACCATTCACCATAATTTGCATCAATTGCTAAGGGATTCACAGAGTTGTTTAATGCTCTTGAATCATCTACATCAAGCAATCCCAAACCATCCAATGCAGTAATCGATATTTCATAAGGTGTTGTTGAAAGCACTTCGGTGTAAGTATCTAAATACAAAAAACCCTCCCAAAGCGTTTGCCAATCCCTTGTGGCATTATTGCTAAATATTTTATCAATACATTCAGGTGCTTCACAAACACCTGCAACTGTATCAAATGCCTCAACACGATCTTGAAATGAATCCCCTAAACTCCTATCGTAATATACAACAACCCTGTATTCCTCTTCATTCCCTTTAAAAAAATCATCATACGTAACGTCATCCGTTACTAATAAATTCAATCTGCAACTTGATCCGATAATTGGTTGATAAAAATCATCATCACCCTCCCATTCTATTTGAACAGGATCACCCGTTCCAATCATTGGCAATACATCACCAGTGTATCCATCTTGTAGGATTTCAACTTTTTTTCCGTTTCCCAATAAATCCGAAAACTCTAATCTATATTTAACCCCGTATGCCATTTAATTATTTTAATCGTGAGCGATTGCGTTCCGCACGTTGCAATGCAACCACAAGATCTTGCCCTTGAATTCTAAATTCACCGCCAACATTCACTTGTTGCGCTTGTTTCCCGCCAATCATTCCCTCCAATTTGTTTAATGGTGCAATCACTTCGGGATTTTGTTTTGCGCCCGTATATTCACCCATAACACCCAATGTTGTGCCTGAAACAATACCACCATCGGCAAACTTTGGAATTGCAGCAAATGCGCTCATAACACCACCAACCGCAGTTGCAATGAAAGCAGGGGTTGTAAAAATTGCAGCGGGTCCAGTTGCAGCACCCGATGCGGTTGCACCTGCAATTGCTTGTGAAATGGATTGTGCCAACATCATTGAAATCAATTGTAAAACAGTTTTAATCATTCCTGCGATAAAACCTTGAAATCCATTTTCAGCCAACCCAAGTGAAGCAACCAATCCCGCACTCATACTATCAAATGCATTTGCAACAGATCCGCCAACCAAATCTGCGGTTTCTTGAATTTGCTCCATTGACATCCCCATATTCGTGAGTGCCTCACGTATTTTATTGACCTTTTCAACCTCTGGCTCTGCGGGAGGTAAACCAAACCCGCCAATCATACTATATTCGGATGATGCTTGTTGTGGTGCGCCACCACCGCCGCCTGATGTTCCTTTTGCGGGTGCAGCACCGCCACCACCGCCAACGTTACCGATCAATCCAGTAACCAATCCCGAAACTTGATCTTTCACGTTTGTGAGTGCGCCTTGCACTTGTTCAACTGTTTTCTTTTCAAGTGTTGATCCAATTGCATCACTCATTGCATCGGAAAATGTTTCGCCAATTTCAGTTGCAGCATCGGCAACAATTTGCGCATCATCTTTGAATCCGTTTTCAATGACATCACTAAATGATCCTTTAAATCCCTTTTCGGAAAATTCTTTGATTACATTCCACATTGTTTTAAATGTGTTTACTAATCGCATCACTTGCGCTTTCGCTGCAATAAATACTGATGCAAAAACCGCTTTTAATCCAAATATGGCTTTGCGAAGTATTTCAGATCCATTATATAAATCAACAAATTGATTGTACAAACCAACCACAACGGGCAACACTTCACCCCAATTTTTATATATAATAAAGGCAACACCCGCCAATGCGGTTGCAACCAATCCAATTGGTGAAAGTAATGCGCCAACAACAGTTATAAGTGTACCAATCAATGTAATAATAGTTGGCAATACAACTGCAAATGCGCCCAATCCTAAAATAAGTTTTTGAGTGCCTTCATCTAAATTGAAAAATGCGTTGAATACGTTTTGAATAACTTTTGAAACTTCTTGAAATATCGGTAAAAATCCAGTGAGTAAAGTTGCGCCAAGTTGTGCAAATGATTCCTTTGATGAATTCATTGCCTTGCGAAGTTTAAATTCAGCGGATTCAGCGGTTGCATCGAATGCGGTTTGCGTCATTCCCATTGTTGAATTCATTCGCTCAAATATGCCACGATTCACATCAACACCTGATCCCAATAAATCCAACACCCCTTTCAAAGCACGAATGTTTGGGAATACGACTTGCGCTGCATCTGCATTGGAATCAAATGCGGTTTTCAACGTGTTTAATGTTTCTAATAAACCCTCATCCTTGATTTGTTCTTTCAATCCTGATGATGATAATCCCATCGAATTTAAAGCATCCTCCGCTTGTTTTGTTGGTTTCAATAATCCTGAAAGTATGGCATTCAATTGCGTTGCACCACTTGCAGCATCCGTTCCCGTTCGGCTCATTGCAGCAAACGCAGCACCAACCTCGTGGAATTCAACACCCATATTTGATGCAACTGGCAAAACAGATCCCATTGCACCCGCCAAATCCTCCGATGAAAGTTTTCCCTCACGCACCGCAGCGGTCAATACATCTGTTGCTTGTGATGCGCCAAGTGTATCCGATCCATACGCATTCATTGCGGAGGTTGCCAAATCTGCAATTGTTGCGGTTTCACCTAATCCAACCGCTGATGCTTTTAATGATGCCTCCAATGTTTGCATTGCCTCATCACCACGCAATCCCGCTGATGTAATAAAAAACAACGCTTCGGCTGCCTTTGATGATGAAACACCAAATTCATTTGCCATTGTTTTGGCTTTTGCGCCCATTGCATCAACTTCATCACCTGCGATTCCAACAAGTGATTTAACCTTTGTCATTGACTTATCAAAATCCGATGCCATTTTGATTGCAGCACCACCCGCCAATGCCAATGGTAATGCTAATCTTGTTTGAAGTGATTTGCCAACTTTGGTTGTGCTTTTACCAAAGGATTTTAACCGCTTTGATGCGGTTTTGAGTGTTGCATTTAATTTGGATGCATCCCCTAAAAGCGTAACCCTTAACTCATTATTTGCCATCCGTAGAATTTAATTGTAAAAATACAAAAAACCTACATCTTTAATTTTTTATTGAATGTACTGGCTTTTACCTTTTTCATAAACGAATCATATTGATCCCTTGTAGATTTTGGTCGCTCCTTTTCCATTTTGGCATAAATATCTTGTGGCAATGAAAATAACTTTTCAGGATCAATCATTTGTGAACGTTTTTGTGCATTCACATTGTACACCATTGCAGCCAAATATCGAATGCGTTCCCATTCCTTATTATGGTTGATGTAATATGATTCACCCAAAAGGTGATTCTCCTTCCAAGTGTTTCGCCAAAAATTATCTGGATTGATGCCCACTTGACCGATGAAATAATCCATCAGCGTATCCCAACTAAGTGTTTCGGGAGTTAGGGTTGCGTTTTTTTTTCCGTAGATTTTACCACATTGCGCTTCACACCCATATTCAGATCATTTCCAAGCACTCGTGATTCCATCATTGCGTTCACAATATCCTCCAATTTTTCCGCTTGTAAATCCTCAAGCCACATTCCAACTTTGAATTCATTGTAGTCAATTTCGTTGCCTTGTTCCTGATCATTCGCAAGTATTGCGGAGTAAATAAGCGCACGAATTGTTCCAAGTGAAATCCCCTCTGTAAATATATCACCGATTTTGTCAAGTGAAATTCCAAGTGAATCAGTAAAGTTTGCCCAAAAGTTCATCGAAAAATGCAAAGTGCGCATTTTCCCGCCAAGTTTGATGGAGTAGTATCCCCGTTGTTTGTTTGCCATAGTAAAAAAATAAGTGAGCGCAACTCCCTCAAATTGCGCTCAATTAATTATTGTTTGTCTGATGCGTCTATTTGCCCAGTCAATGTGATTGATCCTGAATATGAAACTGGTGATTCCATTTCCGCACTTTGTTCAAGTGATGAAATAAAACCCTCCGCAGTGAAAATACGATCACCCGTTGTTTCAGTTCCGAATACACAAGTTAATTGTGTACGTGCCAAAAGGAAATCAGCTAATTCAGTAACGTTTGATGAATCATCATAAGTTACTAATCCATCAAATGAAATTTCACCGCTCATTACACCTGCGATCACTTCTTGAAATCCGCTTGAATCTTTTGTTGTTGCTTCTGGTAAGTCAGTTGATAATGTTAATGAGCAAGATGTTGTATGCCCAAGATTTGTTCCCTCTACTGAAAGTACAAGGTTTGTTCCGTTAAATACACCCGTTGTTGGCATAGCTTTTTAATTTTTTAATTCTATACAAATATACTATATTTTTTTAATTCAATACAATCAAACCAGTTAGTGAAATATCAACTGAAAAGGATGTTGTGTTTTCGACTTCGGCAATTTGTTCCACTGATTCAATAAAACCTTCACCATTGAAAATGAGTTGTGAATTTAATGAATCTTGAAAATAAAACTCTGCCTTTTGCCTTGAAAGCATCATTGTGGAAAGTTCCTCAAAGTTTAATGCATCTGAATAATCAACTAATCCATCAACAACAATTTCCCCTGAACGTACACCCGCAATCACTTCACGAAAACCATTGGAATCTTTTGTTGTGGATTCTGGCAAATCAACACTCAATGAAATTGCAGTTGATGATGAATGCCCAAGCACTTGTTTTTCATCCTCAAATGTATCACGAATGCAATTGAGTGCCTCCATAGTACCACTATCAGCACCAACTCTTTCGGCAAACAATGCTACCTTTGGATCAATGTCGCTTTTATATAGCAAAAAACTTGATCCGTTGATTAAACCCATTTTTTATCCATTAAAACTCCATCCCGCAAAGGTGTGAACTCCATTGTCACCCTCTTCAAGTGTTATTTCTTTTGATGCCCATCCATAAGGAAATTGAATTTCAGTTTCCGCAGGTGTAACAATTTCACCATTTTCATCTAAAACTTCTGCTTGTGTTTCAACAGTTATTTCAGATGCTCTCCATAGTACATCAACAGAATAATTTACCGCTAAAACTGGAGCGGTGAGTTCATTGCCCTCTTCATCATACGTGCCTTGTTCAACTATAGGATGCCCTAACTTAACAACAGTATGGTTGTGTGATGGGTGTTCGTTCCCTTCCTCATCTTCTTGGTGTGGTAGAGCAGCTATTCTTGTTTCTGCTAACTCTTGAGTTTCAAACTCGTACTTCTTAAATATATATTTCATTTTATTAAATTAACTTGTTAATGCTGTTAGTTCTGCTGGTGTTAATGCGGTGTTGTAAATTTTATAATCCTTTATCTTTCCGTAAAAAATGTTACTTACTAATGCGTGATTACCAAAGCTAATCTTACTTAAATTATCTCCTATGACATTACTAATTGCATCAGCATCTATCTGTGTTCCGTTTATATATAAATAACCATTTGACGCATTAAAAGAAGCTGCAACTTTATTAGTTTGAGTAGTATCTGTATTTGGTGCTGCAATACTAAAACCTGTTGTGCCGAGAG